TTGACAGGCTTCGTTTTCCTAACTTGTATCCCATGCTTACCTCTTTCCAAGAAATTGTTTAAACCCACGTATGCCAAATGATGCGCTTATGGCCGTTAAAAGTGCGTACATATACCAATCTGGCGCTTGCTGAAGCTGTTCAAAGCCATGATGAACAACACCTTCCATGCCCGGAATAAAGCATAAAATCATAGGGATAGACAGAATAATTACAAACCATTCATCCTTCCAAGACGAGTCACTATTTTGTGCCATAATGCGCTCCCAATCGGCAACGCTTGTTTTTTCTGACAGCATGATCTTAGACCTTGCTTCCGCTTCAGTCAGCTTTAACTTTGCCTCGGCATTATTTTTATCGGTCTTGCCCTGTAGCCAACTACTAGCAAGAGTGCCCAATGGGCCTATTAAAGCCTGTATCATTTTTCATGACTCAACCATACGGCGAACGCGCCCGTCATGGCTCCCGTAACAACAGAAATTATTGAAGCCTGCTGTGTGGATAATGCAGGCATCGCTAAGGCCCATTCAATACAACGAACATAAACTATCGTCATTACAAACATCATAAATCGAGGTAGTATTTTATGCTCTAGTATCTTTTCAAAAGCTATCGTCATCGGTTACTCCTTTACATCACTGACATTAAAAAATAAATCCCACCACCCATAACTACAATGATACCTAAAGACAGGCCACCTATGGCGGCATTGTTTTGTATCTGTCTCTTGGCTTCCATTGCAGCATACACAGTTTCTTCCCGCTCTTTGCGTATTTCTCGACGCATTTGAAGCATATCATCGTATGTTGAAGGCCCAAACCTCATATTAAGCATGAATTTTATTTCTTTTTCTTTTTCAAGCAATGTTTTCTTACGGATGACAATATCCATAGCTTCTTGTTCTATGTTGTCAGTACCGTGTGTTTTTTTGTCTAACCACGTAGGGTTTTTGCGCTGGGATTCAGCCCGAGTTATGTCGGCAACTGCACCATACCACGCGCCAAGTTGCTGGCTGACATCCTGTATCTCTCGACCAGCGCCAACCAACATTTTAACGCCTTTAAAGGCCGCGTTAGCGGCGGCAAATGCCGTTACAGGGTCTATCATGGACGCACAATTATCCTAATCCCTTCCGCATCATAGATTCACGTTGCATCTCAATGCGCTCTTGGTTTACTTCGTTTCGGTTGTCGGCAATCTCTTCCTGCAAATCCAAACGAGCCGCATCCGTCACCGCACGTTGCTCTAGCTTGGCACCCTCTATCTCAATCTTAGCCTGATCCATAGCAGCTTTGTGCTCTGCTTCCATCTGCTTGATCTGAAGTTCCTGCATGCGGATTTGAACCAGTGGGTCTTCTCCACCACTCTTCTGACCCGCCGCCAAACGAGGCATGATATCCGCCATCAACTCCGCTTCCACTACCGCAACCTGAGCCTCTACCTGCTCAGGGGAAAACTGTTGTGGTTGTAGTTGCTGCATCTGCTGCTGGGCTTGCTGCGGTGATATAGCCCCTGCCTGAGCCATCTGTTGTAGTTGCTGCATCTGCTGCTGTGGTTCCGCAACAATAGACTGTATCTGCTCCATAACCGCTTCACGGGCCTTCAGTGAGACATGCTCCAACACATGAGTAAACAGACCAGCCAGAACAGGGGGAGTGTTCTGCAGTATTGGTAAACTCAACAAGCTCAAGTGGGCTTGTATGTGGGCGTCATGGTCTTGAGGTGGGAATGCCTTAGCTGGCTGTCCCGAGATTATATCCGAGTTCTCCATCGCAGGGTCCTTTGGCTGCGGTTGAGGAGGGGGAGGAAGTATCTCGCTAATGTTTTGCACCTCCAACGCCTGATACATTCTTTTATAGGCTGCATGGAGGTTATGCATTTGCGGGTTTGACTGAGCCAACTGGAGTTGTTGCTGGGCCAATGTAACTCGCTGCGCCATCGAAAAAATGTTAGGGTCACTGACTGGGAGGACGTCAACCCTGCCGTCGAAGTCTTGCGCCTTAACCTGCTGGGGTGCCCCAGATACCTCATATGGGTAAACAGGAGGTAGGTTTTCAGCGAAGATACGCGCCAAAAGCCGGAACTCGGTTTTCTGCGCGTAGTGCAAACGTTTGTGAATCGCGGACATAACCTTCGATCCACGTTCCAATAACGCAACAGTCGTGCCGACTGGCGTCTCTTGGTTCATGTCTGGAACCTGTTGGTCTGCTACAGATATAAAGCGTCTGCCATCTGCAACTAACCCGCCCAGCATCTGGGCCAAGGTAGCCGAAGGCTCCTTGTAGGGCAGAGGAATGATTGAATCCCTAATTGCACCGCCCGGAACATCAATGTCCCGCCACTCTCCCGGTTGCAGTGGCTCATCAGAGTTGCGAACGCGAACACCACGAGCTTTGAAACCTGCAGGTAAGTTCGACAGCGTACCCGCATCAATCAACTGACGCAGCAAGCTTGTAGCTGCACGGCCCAAGCCGCCAATCATATGAACTAAACCAAAGCCATAAAACCCTAGTCCGGGCATAAACTTGTAGTGAACAAAGTATTGACGCTTGCGCATCATGGGGTCGCCCATGTCGAAGTTGCGCCGAATAGACAGGACCTGTCCCGAGTTGTCATCAATCGTAATGATATATGGCAGTTTTATGCCCGATGGCTCCCCCGTCTCAGGGTTCATGTCCTCGAAACCATCAATGTCCATGTCCGCATGCATCTCTAGCACCGTCAGAACATCGTCCGAGTAATTCTTTGATAAGCCTTCTAGCTCGTTAACCTTCTGACGAACAGAGTCAGCCTCAACGTCACCACCCTCCTTCAGATCAACGTCACGATACATGCCGCCAACCTGCATCTTGCGTACATCGTTGATGTCCATACGCAAAACATGGGTAACCCGATTGCTCGTAGCTAAGTCAGAAGCAGAGTACGGTACAACTAAGTCTTGTGCTGGGATAAACTGTGCCACAGCACGTTGTTTAGTGGGGTCAAAGTAAACCTTTTTAAACGTAGAGCCAGAAAGAGGGAGATAAAACAGCATCTGATCCATGTCAGGATCGTACTCTTGCATGATCTCCGTAATCTGGTAGTTCATAAAGTGCTCTACCCGATTAGCCTGATCCTCACGTTCTTGGTCCTGCAAACCCATAAGACGGGTTCTAACAGGGCCACCCGCTGGCAAAAGCTCCTTGTATGCCTGCGCCTGAAACTGTGTGACACTCTCGCTAATCATGGGATGCACAATACCGGACGCACCCTCAAACGGACTTGTGCGCTCCTCGGACTTTAGACCCAGTAAATCTAAACCCTTGGTGTACGTCTGCTCCCAATCGGACCTCGACTCTAAGTCTTCCTCGTACAATCCGCGAAGATCAGAGGATATCTCGCCAAGAACACCGTCATCCAAGTATTCTGCCAAGTTTGCATCAAACGGAATGTCATCAGGGATATCCATAGGCATCTCTTCCATAGACTGGACTATCGCCCCGCCCATGCCGTCATCAATAACCTCGGCCCCGTTAGGAAACTCCATAGGCACATCAATCGGCACTTCTATGTCTGGTGACATCACCATTAGTAATACTCCCGTCTGCGAGGTTTCCACTCATCCTCTTGGTCATCTTCGCCGTCCAGATAGATGAAACCACCCTGCCGGAAACGCATTAAAGCTAGGGTCATACTATCACAATAATCGTCATTGTCACCATACGGAAAAGATACAACCTCTTCGATGACCTCTTCAGGAAACTTCTTGTCCATCGGATACCAAACAATCCCCGCCTCGAACAACGGAGCTACCAAGTGCATCCTAGTGACCTTATCTTTGCCCCTGCCCGGAGAAAAACCCAAGGCAGGGATGCCCTTGAGACGTAATTCGTCTATCAAAGGTTGTCCAGTGGCCTTGGCTTCGATGATAACCATGTCTGGTTCCCAGTATTCGTGCTCATCATAGGCCATTTCCTTTAATTCAGGGAAACTCCATCGTCCACGCTGCGCATCCAGCAAAATTATGTGGTCAGGACCGCCCTCTAGCGGGTTAAACACGCCCCAAGTCGTAATTGCGCTGTAATCCGCGCTTTCCTTCTTCGAAAAGGCCGTATCATACGACTGCATGATGTACTTTAAGGGCGGAATCTTGTCCTGCTCCCACGGTTGCCACCAATCGCGCTTGATAATCGCAGATTCCGAGGCCGTGGGCCTCTGTTGCCACTGCGCAGACCACTTTGAGACAGGCAAAGACGCTTTGATTCCAAGTAATGCGTCTTTATCCCAGAACTCAGGCCACAAAGGGTTGCCACTAGGCATAATCGCAGGAAATTCTACCACTTCCCACTTGTCGGCCATGATATCACCGCCCTGTCGGGCCAGTAATCGACCCGTAAGGTCCTTCTTACCCCAGCGGGTCATAACAATTATGATTGCACCCCCCGGTTGTAGTCGCTGACGGGGACCAGAAGTGTACCACTCATACGCATTGTCAAACGCAGTGTCGCTCATAGCGTCCTGCTCCGAGTGCGGATCGTCAATAACAAACAAATCCGCGCCACGACCCGTGACAGCAGCACCAACACCCGCCGCAAAATACTCGCCGCCCTTGTCCGTGCCCCATTTTCCCGCGCCCTTGTTGTCTTCCTTCAAGCTCGTCTCCGGAAAAATCTCCCGATACGCAGGATCGTCAATTAAATCTCGAACCTTCCTACCAAAACGTACAGCCAGTTCTGTATTATGGGTAGCCTGAATAATTTTTAGTTTAGGGTTGCGGCCTAAAAACCATGCAGGCATTAGGTA